AACAGACGCAGGCACACCAAAGCCAGATGGGGGCTATTAAGAGCCATGTGTGCCACCCTATGAGTCCCATGTGCGGGAGAGGAGAACAGATGCAAACACCAGAGATTATAAAGAAGTTCTACCGCAGTAAGCAATGGAAGAGAGTCAGGCTACAGGTTATCCAGATACACAGAGGCAGATGCCAAGAGTGTGGAAAGGCAGGAACAGAGGTGCATCATAAAACACCACTGACTGAGGCGAATGTGTGTGACCCACACATAGCACTGGGGCTTGATAACTTAGAACTACTATGCACTTCATGTCATGATGCCAAGCGTTCAGACAACAGTCAAGTCAGATTTGATTTGAAGTTCGATGAAAACGGTGACTTAATTCAGAAATGATAGACCGCCCCCCCCCTCTTTCGGAAAAATGAGGGCTGGGAGGTCACCGACGCCAAGGTTCATCACGATATATACCCGATTTTTCAAGCTCTACCCAGAAGAAAGCAACAACAAAATAAACTTCAAAGGAGAACGAAGAAAAAATGCAAATTGAAATGATGAAAGTCTCGGACTTGCAACCGTATGTGAATAATCCGAGAAAGAACGACAAAGCAGTTGATGCAGTCGCAGCAAGTATCCGGGAGTTCGGCTTCAAAGTCCCCATAACGGTGGACTCCGACAAAGTAATCGTGACCGGGCATACCAGATTAAAAGCTGCCATCAAACTGGGAATGACCGAAGTCCCGGTCATCGTGCTGAACGACCTAACCGCCGACCAGATAAAAGCCTTCAGACTTGCCGACAACAGAGTGGGCGAGATTGCAGAGTGGGACTTTGAAGCTCTGGCAATAGAACTCCGAGACATCGACATGGATATGTCGCAATTCGAGTTTGATATGCCAGAAGCAAAGATGCAAGTCGAAGAGGATGACTTCGAAGTCAACCTACCGAAAACACCCAAAAGCAAATACGGAGATATCTACCGATTAGGCAAGCACCGACTTATGTGTGGAGATGCCACCAAAGAAGAAGATGTAGAACGCTTGATGGATATGGATGTTGCAGACCTTCTGATAGTTGACCCGCCATACAATGTCGACTACGAGGGAACGGCTGGCAAGATTATGAATGACAAGCAAGCCGATAACCAGTTCCAAGAGTTCCTCGTTGCGATGTTTTCAGTCGCAAACCTCAATTTGAAGCGAGGGGGGGGGTTCTACATATGGCACGCTGACAGTGAGGGATACAACTTCAGAACGGCGTGCAAGAAAGTGGGCTGGACAGTAAGGCAATGCATCATCTGGAATAAAAACAGTTTAGTCCTTGGAAGACAGGACTACCAGTGGAAACACGAACCCTGCTTATATGGCTGGAAAGACGGCTCGGCTCACTTCTTCATAAACGACCGAACCTTCACAACCATATACGAAGACAAGATAGACATCAACAAAATCAAGCTGTCGGAGGCAAAGGAACTGCTGAAGAAAATGCTTGACCCCAAAGTGCCAGCAACCGTCATCGATGAGGATAAGCCAGCAAAGAACGGCGAGCATCCTACGATGAAACCCGTAAGGCTCATAGGCAGACTGATAGCCAATTCCAGCCTACCGGGAGAAGTCATACTCGACACTGTGGCAGGAAGCGGAACAACGCTGATAGCCGCCGAACAATTGAACCGAAGAGCCTACCTCATGGAACTTGACCCACGCTTCGTGGATGTCATCATCGAGAGATATGAGAAGCTGACCGGGGACAAAGCCGAAAAAGTCTATTCAATGGAGGATTAAAAAAAAATGAGATTATATAGCACAGAACAAGTGAGCAAATACCACCCTGACAAATACGCAGACCAGATAAGTGATGCCATACTCACGGCGTGTCTGCGAGAGGACCCTCACAGCCGAGTGGCGTGTGAGTGCATGGTAAAAGACCGCACAATCGTCCTCGGTGGAGAGATAACCACTAAAGCGGATGTGAACTTTGAAACGGTGGCAAGGCGAGTAGCCGACAAGCTACATTACAAGGTGGATGAAGTTATCAACCTAATCGGAAAGCAGTCCCCGGAGATTGCATCGGCGGTCGACAGCGTGGAAACGCTCGGCGCTGGTGACCAAGGAATTATGTTCGGATACGCAACCGATGAAACGGACGAACTTCTCCCCTACGGTTTCACAATCGCAAACAGAATCATCAAAGCCATTGAGAGAGATGTCGACCACAATGCGGAAAGTCTCCTTCAAGGAGATGCCAAAACACAAGTAACGGTTGACCTTGACGGAGATGGCAACGGAGGCACCCTGCACAGCGTGGTGGTCAGCGTTTGTCACAGAGCCGATAGCAACCTCAAAGCCGTAACGAAGTATGTGGCAGAGTTGCTGAAAGCAAATGGAATCAAAATCGACAACAACAAACTGGTAGTGAACCCCGGAGGAGAGTGGACGGTGGGCGGTCCGATAGCCGATTGTGGCTTGACCGGCCGCAAAATCGTGTGTGACCAATACGGTGGATACACGCCAGTGGGCGGCGGAGCATTCAGCGGTAAAGACCCCACAAAGGTAGACCGCAGTGCAGCGTATATGGCGCGACACCTCGCAAAAAGAGTAGTCAAGGAACTGGGAGCAGCCCACTGCCTTATTCAACTGGGATATGTGATAGGCAAGACTGAACCCGTATCGGTGGAGATAAGCACAGGCGATAAGTGCATGGACCGTCTCGCATCGAAATTCATCTCGGAAAACTTCGACCTCAGACCGAAAGCCATCATCGATAGGCTCGACCTTCTGAATGTCGACTACGAGAGAGTGGCAGAGGGGTGTCATTACTATGGGATTGACTGGTAGAAAGCCACTCCCGGCGAGCCTTATAAGCCCCGCCGAACATAAAAAGTCTGCAGATGGCATCGCACTCCGCCAAGAAGCCGAAAAGCGTCTGCAGACAAAAGCCACACTGAACTGTCCCAGTCATATCAGTGCGGAAGCCAAAAAGGAATGGCGCAGAATCATGAAACTTTATAGGTCTATGGATGCAGAGATACTCTGCGACTTAGACCTACAACCGCTTGTGATGTATTGCGAGGCAACCGCAATATACAAAAAGGCGCAAGAGACATGGACAAAATACACGGCTGTCGTATCAAGCAACCCGGAGGCACAGCGAGTGCTGGACAAATGCTTCTCAATCATGGAAAGGCAAACCAGACTCATCTGCAGCTTATCCGAGCAGTTATGTCTGACACCCGTGGGGAGGGCAAGAATGGGAATGAATGCAGCCAAGAAGAACGAGCCAAGTTCACTGGAAGCCCTCTTTGATGAGGATGACTGGTGAATTATGTTCAGGAATATATCGACAAGATACGAAGCGGAGAAATAGTTGTCTGCAACAAAGTCAAGCAGTTGTATCTCGGCATCATCGAGCCGATACTCCGGGATGAACACCCTCTCTACTACTTCAACGAAAAGCGTGGGGAGAAATTCATAACCTTTGCAGAGAAATATTGCAGGCTCTCCAAAGGTGAATGGAACGGCAAGACCATAAAACTGATGCTGTTCCAAAAAGCGAAATATCAAAGCATCTTCGGCATTCTGAAACGAGAGGCGAATACTCGTAGGTTTACCGAAGTCCTCGATGTCAGAGGAAGAAAGAACGGCAAATCGACTGAATACGCTGCTCTCGGAAACTACATGACGCTGGAGAAGAAAGGCGCGGAGATATATGTCGCAGCTACAGTAGCAAGTCAGGCAAGGCGTGTGTGGGAAGAGTCGCAATACATGATAGACCACAGCCCCGACCTCGCAGAGTTGCTGAAATATAAGGTGTTCCCTTCACCTATGATATACAACAAAAAGCGGAGTTCGTACTACAAGGTCTTGTCAAAGAACGTCAAGACCTTTGATGGTTTGAACGCTTCCGGGGCAATCATCGATGAGATACACGAACTGGCTCGTGCTATTTACGATATCCTTCAGCAGTCAATGTCAACCAGACCAGAACCGCTACTGAACATGATAACCACGGCGGGGTTTGTAAGACAGGGGCTGTTCGATGACAAATACGAGTATGCCGTTCAAGTGCTGGATGGAGTCATCCCAGATGATAGCTTCTTCCCGTTGATATACGAACTCGATGACCCAAACGAAATCGAGAACGAGGATATGTGGGTGAAAGCGAACCCTGCTCTTGATGTTCTGAAGAGTAGGGACTTCTTGAGAACCAACATTCAGAAGATGAAAGGTGAGCCAAACTTCGCAAACACCGTGAAGACGAAAGACTTCAATATCATCGGCGTGGAAAATAAGGCGTGGTTGACCTTCGAACAATTCAATGTTACGGATGTCTACTCCGAAAAAGAACTGCAACAGTTCGACAATTCAATCGTTCTCGGTGGGCTTGACCTTTCAAGAACGGGAGATATGACGGCCTTCACTACGCTATTGTTCGACAAGGTAAAGCACAGACCGATAGCCATCACAATGTACTGGATAACCGCAAGGTTTCTGGAGGAGCAGAAAAAGAAAAACTCCAAAGTGCCGTGGCAAGCGTGGATAGACCGGGGACTGGTGCGAATCAGCGGTGTAGAACTGATAGACTATCACGACATCGCAAATTATGTGGCTTACAATTTCAAGACACACGGCTGGATGTACCGATACATCAACTATGACCGATACTCGGCTCAATACCTCATCCAAGAGTTAGCCAGTATGGGCTATCAAGAAAAATACTGTTTGATACCTACAGCACAGGGGGCGCAGACCTTAAGCATTCCGATGCAGACACTGGGGGCGCACTTGACAGCGAATGTGCTGTGCTACCAGAACAACCCGGTCACGAAGTGGTGTCTATCAAATGTGCAGCTTGAAGAAGACAGAAACGGGAATTATATGCCGAAGAAGAACGGCGAAAATAGAGAGAAGAAGATAGACGGTGTAGCCACGATACTGAACTGCTATGTGAGCCTCTGTGAAAACATCGACTACTATCTGAACGAATAGAAAAGGAGGACCGACGTGGGAAAAATCATAAACGCCCTACTGGGAAAGAAAAAGCAGAAAGCGGAAACATCAGCAAAACTACTGGATATGTTCGCTCCGTTTTTCAGTGGGCAATGCAGTCCTGCACTCAACGATACCTTCATGTCGTGTTGTCAGGCTCACGCAAGGCATGGCGCAAAGTTCACGCCCACGGTTTATCTGAACGATGAACCGTCTATCAACAAAAAGTACATAACGAACCTTCTGTCGTTGAGACCGAATCCTCTGATGAATGCTCCCACATTCTGGGAGAAAGTCACGGAGAACTACTTCGAGGTCAACAATGTGTTTTTATATCTTGACTTTGACTGGTCGGATTTCAAAGCACCGCTGAAAGGTATATACCCTATCGACCCGGACGGAAACCAGATGGAAGTGCGAAAAGGCGAAGACAAGGAACTTTATGTGCGTTTTACAATGGACGGGCAATGCTACATCGTGCCGATGAGCCAGATAGCACACTTCGCACGAAACGTCAATGCAGGAGAACTGTTCGGACATAACAACAAGGCAATCGAACAGGTGCTAAGAGTCATTCAAACGAACTACGAGGGAATCGAGCAGGCAATCAAGACAAGTGCCTTCTTGAGGTTCATCGTGCAGACCACAACTCCGATGACTGACAAGGTGCTGGAGGAAAAGACAAGATACTTCGCAGAGCAGTATCTCGGAAAGAAAGCAACAGGAATCGCATACATCGACTCTGCTAACAGTATCATCCAAGTCAACAGCCAAGCCAAGTATGCCAACGCAGATGAAGTGAAGCTGTTCGAAGAGAAGATATACAAGTATCTCGGAATCAACGAAAAGATACTGCTTGCGACCTTTAATGAGGATGAGTGGGCGGCCTACTATGAATCAAGCCTTGAACCGCTTGTCATGAAGATAGAAACCGAACTCACATACAAGATATTCTCGGAGGTTGAAAGAGCGCACGGCAACCGGGTACGCATAGACCCAAACAGACTGCAGACGGCCAGCATGAAGACCAGAGTAACCATCGCAGCAATTATTCAAAAGTTGCCAGTTTATGTGCCGAACACCATCAATGACCTGCTCTTCGTTCCCAGAACGGAACACGGCAATGAGGAGTATAGCACACTGAACTATGTAAAAGCGGATGAACAGTCACAATACCAAGGAACTGGTAGTCCGAAACCATCGGAGAACAAGACCGATGAAGAAGATAAAACAGAGGAGGATGAAGAAGATGCCAAAAAGTGAAAACCCCATCGACAAAAGAATGTTCAAGCACGATGACTACCGTCATCTGATGCAAGTCCGTATCTTCAATCAAGAGGGCGAAGATAACAGCGACAAAATGATAATCGAGGGGAAAGCGGTAACTTTCGATGACCCCACGGTTCTGTTTACTTACGAGGGTGTGGAATACAAAGAAATCATCGCTCGTGGTGCATTCGATGAAACGGACATCAGCAAGGCATATCTGAAATACAACCACTCCGACAACATCATGGCGATGGCGCGTGTGAAGAACGGAACGCTGTCCATTGAGGTCAGAGACGACGGTGTGTGGATACGAGCAGAACTCGCAGATACCACAGCCGGGAGAGACCTATACACTCTCATCAAGAGGGGTGATATAGACAAGATGTCGTTTGCCTTCACTATTCGTGAAGAGTCATACGATGAAAAACTGCATACTTGGACTGTTCGAAAGGTTGACACATTGTACGATGTGGCCGCAGTAGAACAGCCTGCATACGAAAATACTCAACTCTTTGCACGGAGGTACGGTGACGCGGAGGCGCGCCGTAAGTCAGAGGTGGAGGCCTTGGAACTGCAAAGAAAAAGAGCGCGTGTGCGTCTGAGTATAAACAACTAATTCAAAATTAAAAAGGAGAATCAACAATGAATTACAAAGAAAGAATCGCAGCAATCAACAAGAGACTCGCTGAACTTGATAAGGAACTCGACACTGCAAATGCAGAACGCATCGAGGCAATCGAGAAAGAAGCAAGAGACCTCAAAACAGAAAGAGAGGAAGCCACTCGTAAACTTGCAGAAGAAGCTCGTGCAGCTTTCGCAGGCGGAAGCCCGGCTCCCATTGTCGCCCCTACCGAAGAGACTGACATCGCAAAGATGAGCAAGAGGGATAAAATCTGTCTTGTAATCGGTAAGCAGGCAAGAAACAGAGCATTCACTGACGCGGAGAAACGCGCTCTGGGTACGGCTCTCACAACTACGGCAACTACTTATGTAGCAGCCACCGCACAGGTTGACGGTGTCAACAACGCGGGTATCTTCATCCCTACCAAGGCAGTCCTTGAGTTTTTGAGGGAAGATGGAAAGTTGAGTCCTATCCTTGCGGATATCGCCTTTACTTCCATTCCGGGGCTTGTTGAGTTCCCTTACAGAAAGAGCAGAGACAAGGCAAAGAGCAAGGCCGAGGGTGCAAGCGGAAAAGACAACCAGATGGAATGGGATAAGTTCCAAGGTGTCAAGGGATACTTGCAGACAATCATCGCCGTAACTGATGAAGTTCAGGCTTTGACTGACTTCGACTTCGGCGCTTATATCATGGACCAAATCTTGCAGGATATCAACGAAGACTGGGTCGAAGACCTTATCTACGGTACTGCAGATAACGATCATATCAAGGGACTTACAATCGGCGCAACCGCAGCTGTGACCGGGGGCTATGAAACTGGAAAGGTTATCAACGCACTCATTGACGGCATCAAGAAGTGTACTGGAAAGTTCCGTAGAGGAGCGAAAATCTATGTGGCGCAGGATGTTGCAGACGAAATTCTCTTCGCAACCGATGATAACGGAAACTTCAAGTATCCTATCTTCAACAACAGCACGGGTATTACTTCCTTCGGAACTATCCGCATTGAGGTTGATGAGAACTTGAAGACCGGGGACTTCGTAATCGGCAACGTCAACAAATACTTCAAGGTCAACTCGCTCATCCCAATCCGCCTTGAAACCAATCGTATCGCAAGACGCGGTGTGACTGAATACATTGCAAGCGAGTACTGCTGCACCGTTCCTTTCACTGGTGCATTCATCTACGGTCAGAAGAAAGTGTAAGGGAGGGGCGTTATGGGTAGAAAACTTGACGGCTTGAACAAAGCCCTGAGCATTATCGCTCAGAAAAGCATTAATGGTGCAACGCTTGGCGAAACTTACAAGCAGTTCGCAGCGTGCTATAAAGAGTTTGACATCTCAGTCAAACTCGGCACTACGGATTTGCTTGTGGGGCAACCGCACTACGAAGACCTAACCGCCAATCTTGCCAAGATAACGAGCGTAACGCTTGACGGCGATGTTGTGACCGTTGTGGCAGACTTTGAGGGCATGACGAGTTTCGTGGGTGGGATCGGCGAGCATAAGTACATATCGCTCCTATTCACAACTGGCGAAGACTCCATCGTGGGTATAAAATATCATACTACGCCAGAGGCTGAGGCGTATGCGTTCACGAACTCAGGCGCAAACAATGACGTTGATGAGGCGGCATTGAATGGTGGTGAGGCGGGCGACTTCGTGTTGTTCCCTGTCGGTGAAAACATCGTAAGCGCTCCGAAGGTGTTCATGTTGACAAAAGTAGGATATGCGCCGAGAGTCATCACCGTGCGTGGGGTACAGTCTTAAAGGAGGAGGAGAAGAATGTCAGACCATAGAACAATTCTAACACTTGAAGAAGTGGCTAAAGCAATCTATGAGGATGCTGACTTTGACAATGTAGAGTTGCAAAGGCTGGCAGACCTCTCCTCTGATTTTATCAAGCGGAAGACGGGCTACGACTTTTCGCAAGATAGTCCGAGGGAGCCTCTCGCCGTGGAGTGCGCCATGCAATATGTCAGACAGACATACTTCGGAGCAAAGGGATACAACAAAGAGCATGACTATACGCTCGGTATCGTGGGGCTGATTGATGACCTACAGGTGATAGCTGATGAAAAACTATCCTAAAAGGCATCTGGTAAGGTTCTACCAAGCTGAGACACGGAAAAACATAATCGATGAAGAGACGGTGGAACAGACGGTCAAGGTGTATTACAAATACCCCAAGACCGCTGTCATCTGCCCTCCGACCGGGTATGATCCTCAAAACGAGGGGCTGGACATCAGAGCATATGTCCGACAGTTAAGTGCCGCAGAGAGGAATGCAGCCAAAGCCATACAAGATGACAGCAGTATAGAAGTAGCCATCAACAAACGCAAAATCGTGCAGGATATGTACATGGAGTTCAATGGAACGACATACCAAATCGGCGCGACTGACTCCTTCGAGTTCGAGGGAACGGAAATAAAGTTCAGAGCCAAAGAGGTAGTGCCTGTCGAATACGACATAACCGAGTATAGGAGGTATGAGACATGAACACATCAATGGCAATGAAAGAAGCACAATCAGAAATCATAGAAATGCTCGAAGCCGCTGGACTGATTGATGGAGAAAAAGCAACTGAACAGCAAATGCGGAATCCAAACACCGTGCTGTTCTGGGACACTGTCCTAAAATCAAGAACGGCATCAGACAAACAAACCTATCTGGTGTGGACGCTGGTCTCCACAGACCGAAAGAACCACGCTGATGATAAGGTAAGAGCAAGAGAAGCCTTCGGTGCGTATGACATATACACACGAAGAACAAAGACCTCAAGGCAAGTGCAGGAACTGATATCCTCTCTTGACGAACAGGCAACAGAGAAAGGGTGGCAGTTTGAGTACAACGGTCCCGCCGAGTATGAGCGAGACACCGCAATATACCACATCGCATTCAATCTCTACAAAATATTCAAATAAAGGAGACAAAGCAAATGGGTTTTAGAAAATTAAGAATCGCACCTATCAACTCATGGGTGTCAGAGGACGGATATCCCGTCTACGGTCCGTTTGTTAAACTTCAAGATGCAGTCGCATCAAACGAATTGAACTCCGTAGAACTCACAATTACCAATGTGACCAAAGAAAAGACATTCCAAGCGGATGACAAAGAAGAGGTCAAAAAGGTGGTCGTGAGAGCCGAGGGAACGCTCAAGGTTTATGAGTGCATCCCGGCAATCTGTAGAGCGATGTTCGGGTATGCGGTGGATGCCAACGGCAACACCATCGAGAAGCTGAACAGCACAGACAAAAAGAGATACGGCGTGTTTTTTGAGGGCAAAACCGCAAAAGATGCCAAGTACCAGAAATACATCTACGATGTAGAGTTCGAGGAAATCTCGCCTACATTCTCCACGGATACCGGGGAAGACGCACCTACGCTGGAAATTCCCTTCAAAGTTCGTTTTATCGAAGTAGGGGGCAATCCTGTGAGGTCTGCTACGGTTTACGAGGGGAACAATGGCTGGGTGACAGATGAGCCTACTATCATGTACAAGGGCGTGGAGGAGCAAGGCGGTCTAATTCCGTTGAATGCGCCTATCATCAGCCTTGACGACGATAAGCAAGCAAGCTGGGCAGCAATTCCGAATGCAACGAACTATGTAGTGGTTGTAAACGGCGAGGCGCAGACGGCACAGTCTGAACTTGTATATCCCGCAAGGACGCAAGCGGGGTCTTACAGCGTCCACGTCATCGCAAAGGGCGATGGAACGACATACGGAGACAGCGCCAACAGCAATGTCGTGTCATACACGATTACAGATTAATGAAAGGAGGAGGTATCTATGCTATTCGAATTCAAGGGGCATAAACTCAGCAACAGCCTGAATGTGTTCAACTATTACAAAAGCATAACTGGGCGAAGCCTTGAGGGAGACATCCGGGGACTTCAGAAGCTGGATACAGTGATGAACAAACCAGACGCAACCGAAGAGGAAATCGACCGGGTGCAGAAAGGTATGCCCGCCGACATAACGGAGACGGTGCAATACATTTACTACGCAATGCGATGCGCTGCCGAGAAGAAAGAACTCGACCTCAGTGCAGTAATCGATGAAGTGGATATCTCCGACCTCGCTGACGGTTCTCTGCAAGAGGTCATCATGAAACTTGTAGAGGTTAAAAAAAAAGCGGTAGTGCAAGCGGAAAGGCGGGGGTTTCTAAGTCGCAAGAAATAGATTGCGACAAGGCGATAGCCCTCGCCTTTTCTCGCTTGAAGCTGCCCGTGATGTACATGGATATATGGTCGATGAATGACCTCTTCGAGTATCTGGAAATCTACTCGGCAAATGAGAAGAAAGCACGAACTGGGGAGTCTTCCGAGACACTCACTACTGCCGATGATATGGAGGGGTTCTAATATGCCAAGCGAACTACAAGAATTCATAGAAACAAGACTAACACGGGTCAGCAAAGCCGCCTACGAAGCCGTAGAAGAGGTTGTGACCGAGGAGGCGAATACTTGCTTTGACAACATCAAGGCAGGCACACCAGTGCAAACTGGTAGCCTTCGTGACTCACTGGAGATAGAAAAAATCGATGACTCCACCGGGAGCAAATACGGATACAAAATAGACTACAAAGGCTACAACGACCGGGGAGTAGCCTACTCATATATCGGTCGTTCTCTCAATAAGGGAACGAGCAAGATACCAGCCAGAAAGCATATCGACAAAGCGGTTCGAAAGTTGAAAGGCATGGACGATAGAATCAATCAAAGATTTATCGAAAAAGTAGACAAAGAGTAAAGGAGGAGATGCAGTGGCAACACAGGTAACAAGAAGCCTAAAAGAGATAAATGCCGAAGTGGTAAAACTCGATAATAACATCAAGAGTGTAACCAACGAAAACCGGGCGCTTGATAAATCACTGAAGTTAGACCCTTCAAGCATTACTCTCCTTACACAAAAAACCGCAAACCTAAAGACGCAGCTCACGCTTGCTACTCAAAAGGTCGATGCCCTAAAAAGGGCGCAGGCTCAAATGAGAGCAGAGGTGGCAAGAGGAAATGCCACAGAGGAAGAATACAAGAAGATAACCCTTGAAGTAGCAAAGGCGGAAGCGCAAGTCAAAAGTTTCACGGCACAGGTTCAAAAAGCAAACAATCAAAAACTGACCAATCTGCAGAACAGTCTGGGAGGAGTCAGCAAAGCGGCGGGGGTGGCATTGGCCGCCATCGCGGCACTGGGATACAAGTATGCCGAGACTGGGGATGAAATCGCCAAGGCATCGGAGAAGTATAACATCAGCGCCGAAAAGTTCCAGAAGAACGCATTCGTATATGACCGGGCATCTGGGAATGAAGATGCGTATGCAGCCGCACTGGATAATGTGCAGAAACAACTATCGGCGGCGGCCAAAGGTTCGGCAAAGGCGGTCATGGCTTTTGATGCCGTGGGCATCAGCCTTGAAGAACTCGAAGGACTCGGCGCGGCTGATGCACTACAACTCATCGTTGACAAGTTGAGTGAAGTCGAAGACTACGATGAGAGAGTAACCCTCGCCAATCAACTGTTGACAACAGCAGGGACAGAAGTGGCGCAGGTAGCAGAACTGACAGCAGAGCAGATAGCCGCACTCAACGCACAGTGCGAAGAGAACGGAATCATCTCTCAAGAGTCAGCAAACGCAGCCGCAGAACTGAAAGACAGATGGGATGACTTTCAAATGTCGATGCAAGCGGTAATGATGGACTTAGGAGAGTCCCTCATCCCCTTGTTTGAGGCATTGATTGAAATCGTTTCAGTTTTCATCCCCATTATATCGGCGGTGGCTTCGATATTCGGAGCAATGCCGAAAGGAATGCAGACGATAGTCGCAATTATACTGGTGCTGTTGCTTATTCTTCCAAAGCTCATCGGGCTGATAAAAATCATCAGAACAGTCACGCTGGCATTGAATGCGGTAGCAGCCACGAACCCCTTCATCCTTATTGCGATGGCGGTGGCGTTGCTGATTATACTTCTGATACAACTCGCAAACTGGCTCGGAAAGATATTCGGTAAGAAGTATACGCTGGACACCGACACCAGCAGTTTGGGTGTTGACCTGTCCGATTATTCGGCAACAGCAGCCGGGTATCCGACTGGTGGCAATGAGACATCAAACAACACAACGAACTACTACGATTATAGCACCACAAATGTAGAGGCGCATACCGATGCAGACATTGATGATATAGCGGAGCAGTTATCAACAAAAATCAAAGTGGGAGGTAACTAATGGCAATACGAAAATTTGAACTGCAGATATTCGATGACGCACAGAATATGCTTGACCGCTTCCCACTGGATAGGGTGGCATCACCATCCGGGCTGGGCTTTACGCAAACGCTGACGGTCGTGGAAACAAAGACCGTTGACTATATCGTAGACAGAGCCATAAAAAAGAAAGACATCAAGATGACGGTCATGTTCGATGAGCCGATGAGTTATCTCAAGGCGAACAACTTCAGAAACTGGTACTGCTCACACATCAAAGACAAGGTGGTTCTGAAATACACCGATGGCGCGATGGACAGATACATGGATGTGGCCGTGAAAGAGTTCAACGTCTCGGAGATTGACACGGGATACAATTCAGTCCCTATCGTTCTTCAGCCGTTAAGTCCCTTTTACATTTTGAAACTGAAAAAGGTTCTGACAGCCATACTGACAAACGGCAAGGAGTATGACTACGGATACCCCTACTCTTATGGCGGCGGTCAACTTGAGGGCAACAGCATCGAGAATGCCTTCTTCGAGCCGACACCGCTATACCTCAAAGTGAACGGTCCCGTGGTCAACCCCACAGTCAGCCTCAAAGATGACAACGACACAATCTACGCAACGGTCAAGTTCAGCAATGTAACACTACTGCGTGGGCAGTCAATTGTGATTGATGCAATCAACACGAAGATACTCTACTATGCAAGTGATATCGATGACCCCGTAGATTATTACAACTACATCGACAAATCGCAAAACACCTTTTTATACGCACAACCGGGTGTCTCGACACTTGTGGCTAACCTAACGCAGGATGACCCAAACTCCTCCGTGAAGATAGTCTATGTGCAGTATGTGCTGTAAGGGGGTGGCTGGATGTATTACTGCTTATACGACAAAGACTTCAACGCTCTGGGCATCCGAAAGACATACCCGTGCAGTAGTTGGAGCATCGCAAAAAAGGCGAATGAGTTCGATGAGTTAGTCATCGAGGGAATGGCAATCGAGAATGATGACAACGCAATGTATGTCGGACTTCACGATGAATACCTAAAACTCGGAGACATGAACACTCTGACAACCGGGTCGCTCAAAGCAATTGCACTCGCTGGCTTACCAACAACCAAAGACGGTAAGACCAAGATAAACGCAATCGACATACGGCAACTACTCAACAACGACTGCGTGATAGACCTTATCTCCATATCATCCGTGCAAGGCTTGTATTCGGAATTGCTGACCTGCTTATTCGATACAAGCCGAAACGGATACTCGAACATGGGGATAACAATCATATCACCAGACCTAACGGAAACGGCAAACATAACCTTCAAAGCGGGAACGCTGGAAGCCTCCAAAGGTGTAGGCAATGTGTGGAAAACCATACAAGCCGCCAACTCGGTGTACGATTGCTATGTAGAGGTCGTGGTCAACTTCGTAGAGAAGACAATCCGCTTCAAAGTCAGACGCATCATCAATGAGATGAGCATCAAACTGGAAGACTTCGGTGTAAGCAAAACAAAGCGAGACACCACAAAAACAAACAGAGCCGTGTGCTATGCAGAGGGAGCATACAACAGCAGAACAGTGTACTATCTGCAGAGTGATGACACGGTAGTCACCGAAGCCAACATCACGGCATCAAAGGTTCTATACCCGGCTGTGATTGAGGTGTTCGAGGAAGACACGCTGGTCGATGCACAGACAAAAGGCATTCAGAAGCTGTACCAGAATAGGTTCAAATCAAGCGTGGAAGTGCCTCTCGATAATCAAATGGGGTATATGCTACAAGGCATAGACCTCACATACATGGTCGACATACACGAATATAAGACACTGCCCGTCATGGAAGTGTACGAAGACTCGAAAGGCAAGAACAAAATCAAACTGGGCAGACTGGAGGAATACTGGTGGCAGTAAATCTAATACGAAAAAACAACCAAGAGAATGTAACAGCGTATGAAGATACGGTGCTGTTCCATCTCATCAAAGGAGAAAACGGTGTTCTGCCGGGCGTGGGAGACCTCTTCGCTCTGACATACAATTCAAGCACCCAGAAGATGAAAGTCAACTCTGGAATGGGTATGATGTACGGCCGCCAATTTGAAATCAAAGAGGGAGAAGAAGTCGAGATGGACTGGAGCGCCCTAACAGGTGTGAAGTACATATCGGTCTATGTGGAAATCGACCTCCGAGACCCCACAAACGAAACGGCAACATTCAAATCGACCTACGCATCATCGGCATACCCTACCATATCGGCGGGCAACAATCTGATAACAACCACAACGGGTGTAGCCAGAATGCTGATGTTCTGGGTTTATAGAAACGCGTCCGGGCAGATGACCGTAACAAACAAGTACACGACCTATCGCAACAACTGGATAGCAAATGCAGACTTTGCCACAAACGCCACAAACGCCACAAACGCCACGAACAGCACCAAGGTGGGCAACAATACCATCACAAACAGTTCGGGGCTTCGTGTGACCAGAAACGGGCAAAGCGTGAACGAAATAATCGAGACCAAGCGCCAACTATTCAGTGGCTCACAAGTTCTTTATAACACCGCAAGTAAAGGCACAAATGTCAGTCTGTCAGAAAGTGTATCAAACGGAGATATGCTGGAATTCGTGTATGTCACGCAATGGTATAGTGGAATCTCTATGGAAGACTATGCGGTGGTGAGAGTTCAAGTGAGCAACAGTAAAGTTACGCTTGTAGGGTTCAACGCAGGTGAGACAAAGAATAGCGGGTTCACAGCAACGGCGGATACATTCCAGTTCAGTGGTTCAACGATGACATATAAGGGCGGCTACTACCTTTTGAACTGGGCGAACAACGGCGGGACTGTACTTGAAAACAACACAATCAAACTGACCAAAGTGTACAAAATCATAGGAGGTAACGCTTAATGAGATTGCTCGAAAAATACCATGTGGAGCAAACCTTCTTCGATGGGGCGCAATTCAACCATTACATCGCACACAACAGTGTGGGTCGAGTGTTCGGCTTGACGCTGGCGCACAGCAGTCAGCAATTGATGATAAGCGCGGGCTTGCTGGTAGTCAGAGGATACCGCGTCAGTTTCGGCAACGAAGTGCTGATGACCTTTGACTCATACCCGGCACAAACCGAAACGCAGAACCTTATACTCCGAATCACCGTAACGCAGGATGACTCCTCTGCATCAATCACGACAGGAGCAGTCACCTACATGGATGACATCGAGAAAGGCGTAGGAACATACGACTATCTACTTGCCACATTCATCATAGGAACAGATGGCATACGAGAGATAACACCGAACATCCGTGACCTCAAATCAGGAGCAAGCGGTAGCAGCATAGGGACCGTCATCGACTCGGTCAATATGACCGAAGCCGCACTGGTGACCTTGATGCTTACGCTGAACGATGATATATACCTTATCAACACGCAACTGTATGGGGATGAGTTCCTCTTCGTTCAGAAGAACGGACAGCAGATAGGAAGATATACAGGAACGGGTGAATCGTTTCTCTGGGATATGACAAACAGCGGGTGGGTACTTGCATCGGGAAGCGGCGGAGGAAGCGGAACACGCTGGGTGTCAGGAACACTGATAACCGGGACTGGAAGCAACATCCTCTGCTATGACATGACCCTATACGGTCAAGTCCATGTCGGAGACATCTACCGAAACACAGAGACCGAGAACACCTACACCTGCACATACAAAGACACCGAAAAGACAGCGTGGCGGTTCGACAGTTGCATCAAGGGGCAGACGGGAGACCAAGTCTTCATCAGATACTCTGCATACCCAGACGGAACGGGATACACCACTATATGGAACAACTCTCAAGCGTATATGGGCGTGGCAATCGGTCAGACAGCACCAGCCACGAAGACGGGATATACATGGACAAAGTTCATAGGCACTTATGTGCAGTTGAATGAAGACGCCACAACAACGAACATCACGCACAATGTGGTTGATAACTCCGACAAGACCTACAAGGCAAGTGGAATCACCAGAGTGGCAGTGGTTATACCTTCGACAATGTATCACGGGTTCTACGCAGGAGTGAACTTCAAGAATGGCGCAACCGTTCCGCAAGTAACCTTCACGAACAACTCATCGCTCCCCTTGAAGATAATGCAGTTCGGTGTTGCAGTCGCATCATACACACCAGCACCAAACAGTACGACCACAATGTCAATATTCTGTGATGGCATCAATGTGTACTGCTATTTGAACGAGGTGTAGTATGGACTTTGACTTCATCAGATACAAAGCAAGGGTGCTACAAACGACATCGTTCAATGTGATACTCTTCAGTGTAGACATTGACATTCAATCGCAAATACAGATACAAGCCGTCAAGGTAGGAAGTAAACCCTTCGTGGTGGTCTGGGCGTCAAGTCTTGACATTGATGCCATTGCAAGGGCGCTGACTGCAAAACACATAGCAGTAGAGATAGCGGCACAAAGTGCGATAGACGTCGTAGCAATTGCCTTGACAGCCCTTCACATCAAAACCACGATGAATGAAGTGTCGGAGATTGAAGTAACAGGACGAGTATGCAACGCAGTAGCCACTGCGGTAAGCGTAGAAGCCGTTGTAGCCGTTCTGGTGGCAATGGCAACACCGACAAGCAAAGGCGCAAGCGTGAGCTTCTCGGACAGCGTAGACCTCGTAGCAACCCTCAGAACTTGCGGATACACCGAGGTGGGGGTTCAACTCACCGCAGCACTAATTGCATCGTTGACTTTGAGACCAGATATGCCAATCGACATAACAGCCGATGGAACGAATCAACTCGATATTGAAGTCGATGTTCAGCCGGGCAACCCTCTGGGCATCACAACCGATACAGCCTACAGTCTGGACTTTACCGTAGTGGTAAGCCCGGATGAAGTGGTGGGGATATTCGCTCCGGGCGAATACGAACTAACAGCAACAGCAGACATAGCACTGGACGGTAGCAAGGCAATCGTTGCAGATGCAGAATCGGAGGGAGCAGTAACGGTTATAGTCCGACTATTAGGAAAGGCAAAACTGCTTGACTACGATGCCGATACACTGGCAAGCCTTGATACTTTGTCATTACAGGCAATAGCCTATATTGAAATCTAAAATCAAAAAGGAGAAACAAAAATGATTACAAACTACGCAGCAAACAAAGTTCTGCAAGCCTTGTGTGGGAAAATTAATTCGATTTCACTCGGACAGACAGCCTATGTAGGATTGTCTACGACCACACCTACGGCCGCTGGTGGCAACGTCACCGAACCAAGCGGAAACGGGTATGCTCGTGTTATGCTGGGAAACTATAACCAGTCATACACGCAAAAGATGAGCAATCCCACTAACGGCGCAACCACAAACACGGAAATCATCTACTACCCGGAAGCAACAGGGGCGTGGGGAACGATTACGCACTTCTGCATTTACGATGCACAGACTGATGGTAACCTGCTCGCATTCGGAGCATTGACAACCGCCATCACACCTACGGCGAACACAATACCTATCATCAGAGTGGGCGAACTCGGTATCTCCTTGAGTTAAGGAGGTAGACGATGGCTAAAACAACAAACCTCGGTCTGGAATTGACAACAGACAATACAACCACATTCGAGGCGTGGCGAAAAGCGCAAAACGGGCAAGGGGTCGGTTCAGCAGCTGACCCCAAGTCTAATGCACAAATTATCGATGAGTTCGCAGGCGCAATCTTCGGAGTAGGCGGAGTGGTCACGCTGGCAGCCTATCAATGGGGTGGCGGAGTGTATGGCCTTACCGTGCCAAGTCTGGGGGCAAACGATGCAATATTCTTCTCCCCGGTCGCATCAGCAGATAAGACCGCACTGGAGACTGCAAATGTGTTCATAGCGGTAAGCGGAACAACCGTGACCTTTACGGCTGGCACAACACCTACAGCAAATATCAATCTGAACTACTTCATAGCAAGGGGGAAAGCATAATGCCTAAAGCCTTTATATTTGGAGTAGGTGGCGGTGGGTCGGTAAAGCCCGAACAAACGAAGACTGTTGAACTTTCTATGGCAGACGGAAATCAAGAGGTTTCACCAGACACCGGGAAAGTTCTGACAAGAGTCACAGTGAATAAACCCGCCACCTTCATACCCGATAACATCAAAAACGGAATCGATATCGGAGGAGTGACCGGGACATTCGGCGGGCAAGTCAAACCAGAGCAAACGAAAACCGTTGACCTTTCAATGGCAAGCGGAAACCAAACCGTAGCCCCGGACACGGGCAAGGTTCTGACGCAAGTCACCGTAAGAAAGCCAGACACGCTCATACCCGATAACATCAAAAAAGACGTCACAATAGGCGGTGTCACAGGAACATATGCAGGCGGAAGTGCTACACTTCCCACACTGCGAACCGTCAGCATCTCCAGAAGCGGACACACGCTGACAATCTCGAACCCCAGCACGAACGGAGACTTCGTCAGCGGATACAAGATATATAGCAACGGAACGCTCGTAAAGACGCAGACAACAACGACCTTCGACCTTGATACACTGGATGTCGGAGTTCACTCAATCACCGTCAGAGCCTACGGGACAAACTTCAATGACAGCAATGCAAGTAGTGCGGTATCTTACAGCATCTACAGCATCAGCAACGTCTTGACAGACCTGACAACTTCAAACACCGCTGTGAAGATAGGCATGACGCAAGAATACACCTCAATGCTTACAGCCGCCAGCGGAAAGTACATCCCGGACAGCATCACAATCACAATGGGCGGTCAGCCTGCTGTATTCACATACAACAATCTGACTGGTGCAATCAGCATCACCAGCGTGACGGGTAATGTGGTCATAACCGCAACAGCAGAATCGCAGGCAAAACTTGCCGCGCCTGTTATCGACTTGACCGGGGCGATCCTAAGCTGGACAACCGTGGCAAACGCAACGGCATACTCAATCAGGTGCGCGGGAGAGGAAGTCGCAGTATCTACTGGCTCAAGCATCGACTTGACTGCACTGTTCCCGAATGATGGAGCGTATGCAATGACCGTGGTCGCAACAGCCAACGGATACCGAGAGAGCAACGCAAGCAACAGCAAGACATACCTTGTAGGCGTAACGCCTATTTACGGTGTCAGTGGACTGTATGACTCGGCTATCGCACTTACGAGAACCGATGATGCAGTCGGAAAGATATTCGCAATCAACAGTTCAAGCGGAGCAATCACCTCCGACTTTAATGACCTATTCCCGTGGAACGAGACAGCCGTGGAGACTATCAACGGAAACAAATTCGTCAAGTTCCCAGATATGTGGTTCAGAATCGGCAAAGACTCCAGCAACCGTATCACTGATGTGGCAGTATCCAAACAGCAAGGACCGACCGGGAACTGGTACAAAGTGGACGGGTTCTACTACTCTTGCTACGGCGGTTCATTAAGCAACAGCAAACTGGCATCCGTAAGCGGAGCAACCAGACTACACACGCAAACAAGAGCCACCTTCAGAAACTATGCAACCGCAAATGGTAGCGGATACTTCCAAGAAGACCTATATCACAGAACGGTGCTAACCTTCCTATGGTGGATTGAATGGGCAACCAAAAAGAGCGATACTATCATGTCTGGTCGTATCAGCGGTAGCGGAACAAGCGGTGGCTCATCGATGAGACCTACAGGTGGCACAGACTCTGTGGCAACACCGAGTGGATACGAGACAGCCTACGCACAAATGAGATATCACTACATCGAAGACTTTGTAGGCAACTTACTCGAATTCGTGGACGGCTCTGTCGGAACGGGTTCAAGCGGCGGCATTCAGTATGTAACTGCTAACCCCGCAAACTTCGGAGACACATCAGCAAATCACAACTCGCTGGTATTCAACTCACCGACAACCAGCGGAAACTGCAATGCAGCCTATGGCTGGGATGACGCAAATCCGTTCTTGTGTTTGCCGAAAGAAACCGTCAACAACAGCGGCTATAATACCTACTTCTGCGATTACGCATCAACCTCAAACAACATTGTTCTGTATTGTGGTGCGAGTTGGTACAACAGCAGCGCCGACTGTGGCGTGTCGTTTTTCGTCCGTAACGCCGTGTCGAGCTCGTACAGCAGTGTCGGCGGCCGCCTTCTATATAAACCCTGATGCAGGGGTTTATAAGGGGGCGCAGCCCACTTATCAAAGGTATGTAGCATAGGCAAGCAAATTCAACATATAGGGCTATTGGGTTCAAATCCGTCTGTATTGTGGTGCGAATTGGAACAACAACAACGCCAACTATGGCGTGTCGTATTTCAACCGTAACACCGTGTCGAACTCGAACAACAATATCGGCGGCCGCAATCTATTAGATTTTTAGTAATAACCCGCGAACCCGATAGTCCTTGCCCCTTGGCAAAAAACAACTCGTACAGGGTATGACTTAGTAGGGTGAAAGCCTCGAAAAGCCATAAGAGTAAATAGAAGAAAAGGACAGATGATGCATGAAGAGAATCGGATACATCTACGAAGAAGAACTTGAAAGACAAAAGGCTCTCGCAGCCCAGTCCTCGGACGAAGAACCGGGGGAGGAGGGTGATGCATGAGCGTAGGAGAAATCATAGCCCTTGTTGGCTCTGCGATTGCAGCCATCGCATCCTTATGTGCTATCGGTGCTTTTATCGTGAGTCGTAGCAAGGACAAATTCAATGATGGCGCAAACGATGGGGGCATTAAAGGGGACATCAAGTATATGCGAAACAGCTTCGATGACTTGCGTCTTGATGTAAAAGAGGTAGCAAGGAAGCAAGACAACCAAGGCGAACGCTTGACTCGTGTAGAGGAAAGCGTGAAATCCGCCCACCACAGAATAGCCGGGCTGGAAGACAGAAAAACAGGAGGTAAAAAAGATGAATAATGAAATATGGCTAACCATTATATCAACCGTAGTCACGGCGGTCATTCTTCCGCTGATTACACTTGCCGGAAACAAACTCATCGGCTGGCTCGGAATGAAACTCAAAAACGAGAAAGCGGCCGGGTACATACAAAAGGCTACCACCATAGTCCTCAATGCCGTAAAGTCGGTATTTCAGACGTATGTCGATAGCCTAAAGAAGAGTGGTGCATTCAACGAGGAAGCCCAGAAAAAGGCTCTGGAGCAGTGCAAGGCAATCATCCACGCACAACTCACAGAAGACGTCAAAGCCTTTCTCACAGATGCCTACGGCGATTTTGAAGTGTGGGTAAACACTCAAATCGAAGCAAGCATCAACACGCTGAAGAACAGCCCATCTGTTGAATAGAACAACTGATGGCGCGGAAGTCCAAAGCAGCAATAGCGGAGATAGGAAATTCCGTGCGTATAGTGAAGTAAGCCAAAGAGTGGTTATCTTTACGCACGAAACTCTCCTCCGAAGAATTGAAGCCCGGAATCGGCAATTTGTAGTAAATAACAATAGTTTCATTTGAAACGGCTATGCTGTCTACGAAAGTGGACAATAGCCGTTTTTTATATTCCACGGAGTCACCGTTCGCACTTTCGTTATACGCTCGGACGGCCGCCTTGATTTTTGCCGGGTCGATTGATACCGTCTTCGGAACGATGCTCCGAAGTTTAGAATTCAAAAAGTCAAGTCGGCTGGACAGTTCATCCGCCTTCTTGTTATA